CGCTGAAAGCTGCTTCTACAGAGTCTTTTGACGAAAGTGAAACGCTGAAAGCAATGCCTGAAGCTGCTCGTGTGCTCTTCACTAAAATGAAAGCACAGAAAGACGCGGCTGAGGAAGCCGTCAGGAAAGCACGGGATGCTGAGGTGGAAGCCACAGCAGTTGCCAAAGCCTCCGAACTCAAAGCGTTGCCTGTCGAGCAGAGTAAACTGGTTGGTATTCTTAAGAGTTGTTCCCCGGAACTCTTTGAGGTGCTGACAGCAGTCAACGCTGCTATTGACAGCAATGTTCTTGGCGAGGTTGGTAAAAGCAAACCCGGCGAGGTGTCCACCACAAGCAATGCAGCCTGGGGCAAGATCGAGGCGAAAGCCGAAGAGATCCTCAAAGCCAAACCGACCATTACCAAAGCAAAGGCAATATCTGAGGCAGTCACTCAGAACCCGGATCTCTACAAAGAATACTTAAAAGGAGGGGCTAATTAATGAACGCATATGAAATTCCCAACCTGCGCTTTAGCCTGCCTGCTACAGTAGCGGTTGCTCGCAGACGTTTTGTTACGGCTGATTCAAACAGTGGCGTCGTCTATCCGGCGGCAAATGCTGTAGTTCTCGGCGTAACCCTTAACGACGCTGCAGTCGGCAAGACCGTTACCATTGCAGACGGTATCGTGATGGTTGAAGCTGCCGCGGCAATCACTGCCGGCGCCAGTATCGCCACTGATGCTACCGGCAAAGCACTTACCTGGGCGTCAGGTACAGTTATCGGCGTGGCCATTACCGGCGCGACAGCGGCGGGACAGTTTGTAGCTGTCAAAATAATAGTTTAAGAAAGGAGTGTTAACCAATGCCTAGAATGACAGATGCTCATATCGACAGAGCACTTACAAATATGTCGGTAGCGTATATCCAGGATGCTGGTACCTTTATCTCTGATAAAGTGTTTCCGGTTGTGCCGGTCAAACGTCAGTCTGATCTGTACTTCATCTATAACACCGGCGACTTCATGCGTGATGAGGCTACCGTGCGCGGGTTGACTTCCGAGTCCACCGGCGGCGACTACGATCTATCCACAGACAGTTACTACTGCAAGATCTACGCATTCCATAAGGACGTTTCTCCGCAGGAACGTGTTAACTACGACGATCCTCTCGATGCTGACCAGGATGCTGAGATTTTCGTTTCGCAGAAAATGCTCGTCCGGCGTGAAATGCAGTGGGCTGCAAACTACTTTGCGTCCGGCGTTTGGACCCGTCAGATGGCCGGCCAGGCCACAGCGGATGCTACTCACTTTGTGTTCTGGAATCTTGGCACATCCACTCCTATCGAGGATGTAACCAGTGAATCCATCCGCATGGCGAGTCTCACCGGTTACAGACCCAACACAATGGTTCTTTCCCCGTATGTCTTCAATGCTCTGAAGAATCACCCTGAGGTTCTTGACCGCATCAAGTATACCGAAAAGGGCATTGTCACTACGCAGTTGCTTGCCTCTCTGTTTGAAATGGACAATGTATATGTCGCATGGGCCGTGGTTAACTCCGCTGTCAAGGGTGCAACAGATGCTGTCAGTTTCATCATGGGCAAGAATGCGTTGCTCTGCTACAGTAACCCCAACCCGGCTCTTCGGCAACCGTCGGCTGGTTACACCTTCGCGTGGACTGGTCTTGAGGGTGCTGGTGCGTTCGGCAACCGCATTGTCAGAATTCCGATGGACATGCTCGGCCTCGGAACGGAGCGCATCGAGGGTGAAATCGCGTTCGACACCAAAAAGGTCGCAGACGCTCTCGGCTCGTTCCTTTACGCGATCGTACAGTAATGTACGTCGTCCGGCGTGAATACAGAGGTTTCACAGGACATTTCACCGTCGGCTCTGTAATAGAGCCGACGGATGTTAGAAATTTCGAGTACTTGGTTCTTAACAAGTACATTGTAGAAGTTGATGAGCACAACTTTGAAGAGTACGACAATTTCTTCCAGAGACGTTTCGGTGTTGCCTTACCGGTTATCCCTGAGATTGAAGCAAAGCGTAAAGAACTTGTAGATATCCAGGAAAGTTTCAAAGCAGACCTTGCTGCGCGCGTTGAAGCCCTTCAGTTAGACTTGTCTGAGGACCTTACCATTGAGGAAGTTCTACTGGCCGTTGAAAACGCAGAAGCTGATGCTAAAGAAGAGGCTGATGCAAAAGCAGAAGCCGATAAGTTGGCAAAAGTTATTGAAGAATCCATACCAGTCATCAAAGAGGTGGCAGTCAAAGCAGTTACAGCAATAGTTAAGTAGGAGGCGACGAGATGTCTTGGAGTTACTCTGGAAATCCTGTAGATAGTCCTACAGATGATCTAAGGTTCACACTTGGCGATACAAACGTCAATGAACCTGTAATGCAGGATGAAGAGCTTCAGTATCTTATAGCCACTTACGGAGCTAGTCGTAGTCTGCTTCTGTACCAAGCGTTTATCCGAATGGCTACTCTGTTTGCGCGAGACACTAAAAGAAGACTCGGTACCCAACAAGAGGATCCTACCGAGCGTATGAACTTCTTCAAGGAACAGGCAAACTTCTACAGAAAGAAAATGTCTGTATCAGGCCTATCAGTACCGTCTTATGCGTATCCTAAAATATTCAGAAAAGGAATGCAAAGTAACCCGCCTTATCCACGCACAGATGCCGATGCTGACGAAGTCACGGGAGTGATTGTAGGTAGTGATAGCAGTCTGATAGGAGGCGACGGGTATCTTGTTTAGCAGTGTAAAGCCTTGGGTCAACATTCCATTTACCATTAAACCTTATGTAGGTCGTGCTGGTTCTGGTGCTAAACTATTTGGTCCATCTGTTTCGGCTCTATGCTATCCGGAAGGTGAGATTAAGATTGTTAAAAACACAAGTGGTAAAGAGGTCGTATCTACAAAACAACTGTTTGTCTTCGGTGACACACAGGTAACTGAACTGGACAACGTGGTATTCGAAGGTCTGGAAGATTCCATTGAGGCGATCGAGTACTTCTACAGGAATGGCGTTGTAGATTATAAGGTGGTGCATCTGTAATGCGTGGCTTTGTGGAGTTCACCTTTAGTAAAAATGAAGTACGCGACTTTGAAGCCAAGTGTCAAGTAGCAATCAGAAATTTAGGCAGTGGTACTAAACGCGCTACAACTGCTACAGCCCAAGAAATAATGGCAGAGAGCAAAATGCAAGTACCCAAAGAATCTGGCACGTTACTATCAAGCGCTTTTTATGAAGTGCATCGGAGAACTGATATTGGCGGGTATTCCTATGAGGCAACTCTTGGGTATGGCGGTAACGGTGATCCGATAAATCCTATAACAGGCAAGCCTGCTTCCTACTATATGGTAGCGGTCCATGAGAGACTTGATGTCTCGCATCCGGCAGGTAAAGCTAAGTTTCTCGAAGACCCTATGCGAGAATATGCAAATGCAAACTTTCAACGTACTGTGTTTACATACGCACAAGAGTCTTTAGCAGATATTAGTGATTAGAAAGGGGTTTCTTATGGCAAATCCATTGCTCTTAGACGTTGCATTATTTGCAATAGCTAAGGGTCTTGCTACAGGAGATGGTGTGGATATCTTCAGAGACTTTACACCAGAACAACCTGATTCTCTGATTGCTTTACACGAGTATGCAGGAAGTCCTGCAGATCTATTAGATCCGGCCGTACATCGGTCAGTCCAAGTCTCTTGTAGACATCTGGACCCAGATATAGCAAGGCAGAAAGCGTTAAACGTTTTCTTAGCGATAAGAACAGAGCAAGGCGATGACGGTAGAGTAGATTTTACCTCAGACCGTTGGGGTCAGGCATACCTGCGTCAGCCTCCATTCCTTTTGACGCGCGATGAAAATAATCGCACGCTGTATGCCTTCAATTTCGGCATCACAACTACTATTGAATAGGAGGAAAAAATCATGTCAATGAGAATAGGTTGCGACAACCTGGTGTATGCAATCATGACTACAGAAGACACTGTAAGTTCTGCCCCCGTATATGCAGCGATACAGCAGGCACCTGGCGTCATGCACGTAAACATCAACCCGAACACATCCCTGACAACTGCGTTCTTTGATGACGGCCCGGGTGATACTGCTGCGACGCTTGGTAACATCGAGGTTGAGATTCAGAAGAACACACTCACTGCTGCAAACAAAGCTGATCTGCTTGGTCATGTGACTGACGGTAACGGCGGCACGGTTTATGGCGGCGAGGATAATCCGCCCTGGGTTGCGGTTGGTTTCCGTTCACTCAAGTCAAATGGCAAGTACAGGTACGTCTGGTTGTACAAAGGTCGGTTCTCTGATCCGGAAGACAACAATGACACAAAAGACGACAGTATCAAGTTCCAGTCCGATACCATTAAAGGTCGCTTCGTCAAACTGGCATATCCGATCACTATCAACTCCGTTTCCAAAAGACTCTGGAAGTATGAGATTGATTCGGATACACCAAATGCAAGCACTGTGGCGATGACAAACTGGTTCACAGCTGTTGCAATGCCGATCGCGGCTGCAAACCCGGCTCCTGTCAACACCGTCGCGTACACTGCTGGCACTGTCACAGGTACAACGAAGGCAACGATCACAGGTTCCGCGACAGGTCACTTCGCGTACAAGCTCACTGCAACGCCTTCGTCAATCCCGAACGTCGGCGATTACATTCCTGGTCTTACCACGTATGTATCTGCTGCAAACCTTGCAGCACAGGCTGGCATGTACCTTGCAATATACGACGCGGATGTCACAGACCACGCAACCAAGTTCACCTCGCATCTAATCGTCTCTGGCGAAATAATGTAACAGGAGGAATATCTTAATGTCTAACTTAGCTGATGCTAAGCGTAAGGCAGTTAAGATTACCCTTAATGACGGCGTTGAGCGTGAAGTAAAATTTACGCTCAATGCCTTGGCTGAACTGGAAGATAAGTTTGGCTCAGTGCAAGCTGCCTTCGACAAACTCGAGAAGGAAAACAGTATGAAAGCACTGCGCACAATTCTTTGGGCTGGTTTTCTACATAGTGATGCCACCCTCACAGAGCAGCAAGTCGGTAATCTTATTGACCTGGCGTATATGCAGGAACTCATCGGATCCCTCGGACAGGCTTTTGAAACAGATATGCCTGTCAACAACATAACTGAATTACCTGGTGTGTCAGACCCAAACGGGTAACTCCCGATGTATCAGATACGGCCAGTCCCTTTGAAGAAGACGACTGGGACTGGCCGTATATTCTATATATCGGGAGAGTCTGGTTACAGTACACAGAGTCGGAAATATGGGAGTTAACTCCCAGGCAATTTAAAGTACAACTAGACGTGCACGCTGATGTTCAACGTAAGATGAACGGCGGATCTAAAGAGACACCACAAACACAAGTAGGTTACATAGACCAACTTAACGGTTGGTAAAGGAGGAAGTACTTTGGCTAGTTTTGCTAGTTTGACTGCCCAGTTAAATTTGAATATTGCAAACTTCGCAGCAGGTATGCAAGCAGCCTCTGCTACGGCCAGTCAGTTTGCCGCCAATATGAGCGGTCAGATAAACGCCGGCATGGTACAACCTGTCCAAGCAGCCAAGTTCGAGTTCAAGGATGTTGCGCGTATTGTGCAGGGCATCATGATCTCGAAGATTTTCTATGGTGGTTTAAATGCAATCAAACAAACTACTACTGCAGTAACTGATTTCAGCAACCAACTACAGTATGCCAAAATGGTATACTCTAACTTGTTTGGTAGTGTCTCCGAGGCACAAGAATTTATCAATGTACTCAAGGACTTCTCCGCCGTAACTCCTTTCACTTTTCAGCAGTCTCAGGACGCGGCGAAGAAGTTACTTGCTTATGGCATACAAGCTAAGAACGTAATGTTCGTAATGCGCGGTGTCATGTCTGCTGCTTCTGTTCAGGGTAACCCAGAAGCGGTAGAGTCTATTTCAAGAGCATTAGGTCAGGTCTACACTAAAGGTAGACTGATGAACGAAGAGATGCGTCAGTTAACTGATGCAGGTATTCCAGCTTATGAGATACTGCAAGAAAAGTTGGGTCTTACTCAGAAACAGTTGCAGAACCTAGGTAAAGTTGCTGTGCCAGCTAACGAGGCTATTAATGCTCTTGTAGAAGGCATGACAGAACGCTTTGGGTCTGCTCTTGATATGTCCAATCAAACTACTATAGGTATTATGAGTAACATCAAGGATAATGCCTTGCAATTGATGTCTGGTATGTTTGAACCCTTTACACAGCAACTACACGATGCGTTAGCCAAGTTTGGTACCTTCTTAGCAATGATAAAATCTGTGCAGGATATAAAAGGAATCGGTGGTGTGTTTGATAAACTCATACCTCCTGCCTTACAAGAAGATGTCAAGAATCTTATTATAAACTTGCGTAACCTGTGGAACATTGTAAAATCGCTGTTAACTAGCGCATTTACTGCGCTAGGTTATGTATTAGTTGGGGCAATGAAGCTGTTTAACTTGCTTGCGCCGATCGTACTAACAGTGGTCGGCTCCATTGTAGCTTTTATTCAAGTACTAACACAGAATGCAAGTGTAATGAAGACTATTACTGGTCTACTTATGGCGGCTGCAGCTGCTTGGTTAGTTTTTAAACTACAAGCACTTGCTGCGGGCGTTGCTACATTAGTAGTTAAGGCAATCATTACATCAGTACAACTCTTATGCCTGGCATTAAATGCCCTTGTGGCGCATCCTGTCTGGGCAGTACTTGCAATCGGTGTTGGTATCATTGTCGCTCTTACTGGTGCAAGTCAAAGGTTCGGCGCTGCGATAAATAGCGTTGTACAGAAGTTCTCTTCACTGGGTGGTCTTACTTCTAAGGACATGCTTCTACCTAAGTCTAGTGAACGTGCGGCAGATCTTAGTAAGTTTAATAATGCTCTCGGTAACACATCTGATGGCATGGATAAACTTGCAAGTAGCACGGGCGCTGCGGCGAAGGCTGCAAAAGGTCTGTTAGGTTTTGATGAAGTCTTCACATTACCTAAAGACGAGACTGGCGGAGCAGGTGGTGTAGGCGAAGACCTTAGTAACTTGTTTGATGGTTCTGGTTTAGACGACTTATTTAAAGATGTAGACTTTGGCACTATCGCAGATAACTTTATCAACAATCTGATAACTGCTTTTGGTGGCAAGGACAAAATACTAGGAGCTGGCATAGGAGCTATACTCGGTGCTGCTTTTGGTTTCTTACTCGGTGGTCCAGTAGGTGCTCAGATAGGCGCGGTTGTTGGTGCTATTGCAGGTTACTTCTGGGACGACATGGCGAAGGCACTTGGTCTCACTAATGTCGGTACTGTTGCATTACCGATCGCCACCGTCTTGGGAGCAGCAATTGGATTCCTCGCCGGTGGGCCATTAGGCGCTGTCATAGGCGCCGCGATTGGTGCCCTGGTTGGTTGGATCACAGATAGTATTACTAAGGGTATTCAGTCTGGCGACTGGTCTTCCGCGGGCATGCCAATAGGTATTGGTATTGGAGCAGCAATTGGTATGATCGCTGGTGGTCCAGCAGGTGCTGCAATTGGTGCTGCAATTGGTGCTCTGGTTGGTTTCATTGTAGATGATTTCATAAAAGGATTTGGCACAGGCAAGTGGGATACTACAGGTCTTTCACTTGCAATAGGTGGCGGTGTCGGTGCGGCGATTGGTATGATCGTTGGTGGTCCGGTAGGTGCTATCATAGGTGCTGCAATAGGTGCCACCGTCGGATGGCTTGTAAGTCTGGTTATTAATAACTGGGGCGTTATCAGTGGGTTCTTTGTAAGTCTTGCTACTACTATCGCAAACTTCTTTGTAGGTATCGCAAACAGTATTGCCGG